GCGTGCAGGCGAAGGAAGTCGAACTGCGTGCCGTGCTGGAGCGTTCCGCTCCCGCCAAGGTGATCGACACCCCCGAGGTCAAGGAGCCGGAAGTGGAAAAGCGTCACTACGCCGTGCCGAAGTCGCACGGCCCCCTCAAGGCGTTCTCCGGTCCTGACGCCAGCGAGCGTGCCTACCGGGCTGGTATGCACATCAAGGGCTACGTGTTCGGTGATGCCGAGGCGCGTCGGTGGTGCAAGGACCACGGCGTCGAGAGTCGCGTGCAGGCCGGTGGCGTCAACAGCCTCGGCGGCGTGCTGACCAGCCCCGAACTTTCCAGCGAGATTATCCGGCTCGTTGAGGAGTACGGCGTGTTCCCGCAGCAGGCGAAGCGGGTCAACATGAACAGCGACACCCTCGTCTACGCTCGTCGGACTGGTGGCCTCACGGCCCGCCCTGTCGGCGAGAACATCGAAGTCACCGCCAGCGACGTGACGTTCGACAACGTGGAACTCACCGCGAAGATTTGGGGTGTGGCGAACCGCACGCCGAACTCTTTGCTGGAGGATTCGGTGATCGACCTCGCCGACGCGATGGCCGTCGAGACGGCGCAGGCGTTCAGCGAGGCGTTCGACAACGCCGGGTTCATCGGTGACGGCACGCTCGCCTACCACGGCGTGACGGGCATCTGCACCAAGATTCTCCAGTCGGCCTACTCGGCGAGCGTCGTGACTGCGACCAGCAACACGACCTTCGGCGACCTGACGATGAAGAACTTCACGGACCTCCTCGCCCGGCTCCCGCTCTACGCGCGGAACCGGAACGCTCGGTGGTACATCTCCCCGGCTGGCTGGGGTGCCGCTATGCTGCGGCTCGCCATGCTGCCCGGTGGTTCGTCCAACGCTGGCGGCAACTCCACGGACAACGTGGCGGCTGGCTTCGGCGAGACGTTCCTCGGCTACCCTGTCACGCTGGTGCAGCCGATGCAGTCAAACCTCACCGGAACGACCGGCACCGTGGCTGCCCTGTTCGGCGACCTGTCGCAGGCCGCGATCTTCGGCGAGCGTCGGGCCATCTCGATCAAGACCGCTAGCGAGCGGTACATCGAGTTCGACCAGACGCTCACCTTCGCGACCACCCGCAACGCGATGGTCGTGAACGACATCGGCTCGACCAGCAAGGCTGGTCCGGTCGTGGCCCTCAAGTTCGGCTGATCCTGACACCTTCCCCGGAGATTCCTGACCCATGAACTTCGTCGCTTCCACCAAGAGCGTCAGCAAGGCCGAAACGTCGGTTGCACTGAACGCGACTCACTCGGTCGAGATCGACACGCTCGGCTTTGAGTTCGCGTCGATTGACGTCCTGTTCTCCCCGTTCACCTCGGCGTCCGGTCCCACGACCGCCGCCAACGTGCTGCGGGTGGCACAATCCGACACCAGCGGCAGCGGACAGGCGAACATCAGCGGGTTCGTCGGCGGCACCGACTTCACGGTCGGAGCCGGTTCCACGGCGACGTCGAGCGTGGGTTACGCCCACCGGTTCGACATCGACCTCCGTGGCAAGCGGCGATACCTTACGGTCTACGCGACCCCCGCGTCGACCTGCGGCGTCATCACCTCGTGCCGTCTCGGCAAGGGTGAGGCCGGGCCTGTCTCGGCCACCGACAAGGGTGTCAACACGCAAGCGGTCGGCTGATCGCTTGACGCGTCCAGCACAGTAGACGGCGGGGAGGCCGACGCCTCCCCGCCGTTTCTGTTTTCCAACTTCCAGAAAGTGGAACCTCATGCTGGTCAAGATCGGCGATTCCTCGGTTGACATCCGCTGCGAGGCTGTGCTGTCAGGCCCACGGTTCGGCCCTCTCATCAACGTGTTCGGCTTCATCGAGGCGATGATGCCGCTGCACATTCGTCCCACGCTTGGGCAGGGAGCGTTCTGGTCGCAGGTTCTGACCCGGATGCTGGAGAAGTTTGAGCCGACCACGGAATACATCATCACTCTGGACATGGACTCCTTCGTGTCCAAGGAGAACATCGAACACCTGTTTGCCCTCGCGATGACGTTCCAGTGCGACGCGCTCGCCCCGCTCCAGACCAAGAGGGAGGACGGCAGGCCGATGCTCACGCTGCTCGACACGCTCGACAACCCGCCCGAGGACGGCGTGACGAAGGTTTCGCAAGAGTGGTTCGGCCACCCCGTCCAGCAGGTCGATACCGCCCACTTCGGATGCACGATCATCTCGACGGCCGCCCTGCGGCGGATGAAGAAGCCGTGGTTCCTTGAGACGCCTGACCCGACCGGCTCGTGGGGGGACGGCAGAACCGACTCCGACATCGGCTTCTGGCGGCAGTTCAAGGCCAGCGGCAACCGGCTCTACGTCACGCCACGCGTCTGCATCGGCCACGGCGAGTACGTGATCACGTGGCCCAGCCAAGACCTCGGCAAGCCGGTGTTCCAATACTGCAACGAGTGGCAGGAGACGCGGAAGCCGCCGGAATCTGCATGGAAGGTAGGCTGAAGGATGAAGATACGGATGGCGAAGGCCCACGGCTCCTACAAGCCGGGGGACATCGTGGACCTGCCCGACCAGCAGGCACAGTCGCTGATCGCGTGGGCCTACGCGACCGAGGTGCGGGATACGCAGCAGCAGTTGATCGAAACGGCGAGCGTCGAGCCTGTCACTGAACGGGCAGACGTCACGCCACGGAGACGACGCCAGTGACACGGTACCGCAGCCTCAAGAGACTCACCGCTCCAGCGGTCGAGCCGATCACGCTCGCGGAGGCCAAGGCCCACTGCCGCGTCGATCACTCCACCGACGATTCGCTGATTCAAGGCTACATCACGGCTGCGCGGGAGTGGGTCGAGGATTACATCGACCGCTCGCTGGTGTCGCAGCGGCTGGTGATGAAGCTCGACTCGTTCCCGCACGAGATCGAACTGCCTCGCCCGCCGATGATCGCCAGCGGCACGGCCACCGCCGTCACGGTCACGTACGTCACGGGCGAGGCTGGCGGCACCGCCACGCTATCGACTTCCTCGTACCGCGTGGACCGCGACTCGACGCCCGGCGTCATCCGCACCACCTACGCCGGGTCGTGGCCGAGCCACCTGATTGACCAGAACAGCGTGACGGTTACGTGGTGGGCTGGGTACGGCGATCCAGCAAGCGTGCCGCAACGGGTCAAGAATGCGATGCTCATGTGCGTTCATGAACTCTACGAAAAGCGAGGAGACGCCGCGATGCCAGAGGCTGCGATGCGACTGCTCGATACCGTCTCATGGGGGTCGTATACGTGAGTGCAGACGGCCGTATCACCATCGACGCGTTGTTTCACGACCGCGACGGAACGGCTGCGATCAGCGTCCTGTCGCTAGGCAGCACTGTGTCCGTGACCGGGGGAATCGTGTCGGTCGTGGAGGGTGTCGCCTCGACAGACGCAACACTGGTTGACGGCTCCGGCTACCGAGACGCAAGCGGGAGCCTTGTCATGTTTCAAGGCCACGAACTGTTTGTGGTGTCCGCAACTGGCACCATCTCGGTGACGTCTGTTGCCGCTCCTGACGGGCTCCCCGGCGTGAATGTTGCCGACGGCGTTTCTGTATTGCAGAACCCGGCAGGCGGCGGAGCGGATGGACTGTACGTCTCGACATTCAGCGGAACTGCTCGCTACTCAATCATGTTCATCGGCCAATGAGTATCGACGGAAGAATCAACGTCGACTGCCTGTTCCACGACCGTTCCGGCACGGCACGGCTGAAGGTGCTGTCGTTGCGTTCGGGTAGCCGCTTCACCACCGGAGAGGCGGTGTTCGTCACGGGCACGGCTGGCACGGCGGGAGTGACTATCGGTTTCGGCGGCTACCGCGATGCGTCCGGCACCCTTGTCGAACTCAACTCGCCGCTGCGGTTGGCGTTCTCGTGGTCCGGCTCGTCACGCCGCGTGCTGAACGACGGCGGCGACTATGCGTGGCGGCTGATCTCGTCCAACGGCGAGGTCGCCGTCACGCAGATGGCCGACTCGGAGCCGATCCCGATGCTCGCGGCTGGCACGGGAACCGGCACCTACTCCGTCATCATGTGGGGGCCGGACTGATGGACGCCGGGGAACTCCGCGAGCGAGTGACCGTGTTGCAGGCCACCGAATCCCGCAGCCGTCTTGACGAAGTGGTCATGACGTACGGCACGACGTTCGCCGAGGTGTGGGCGAGCGTGCAGGGTGTGTCGGCCCGCGAGTACCTGCTGGCAGGTCAGCAGCAGGTCGAGATCAGCCACCGCGTGAAAATGCGGTACCTCGCCGGGCTGTCCCCGCAGATGCGGCTGTCGTGGCGTGGCCGCACGTTGGAAATCATCTCCATCCTTGAACACGAGAACCGCAGCGTCCACGAACTGATCTGTCAGGAGGTGCTGTGATGGCGGTCGCAGGCATCAAACTCGACCTCAACACCGAGGAACTCCGAAACCTTCGCGAGCAGATTCAGCGGTTCTTCCCTGCCAAGCAGGCCGCTCAGGTTCTGACGCCGATCATGCGGAAGGCCATCCGTCCGACCGTGAACTACCTGCGTTACATCACGCCAGTAGGCCCAACCGGAAACCTTCGGCGTGCCGTGACCAGCAAGGTCGTGGCGTACAAGCAGAGCGGCGTGGTCGTTGGCATCGTGGGATTCACGCGGGCCGGAAAAGAAGCGTTCGGCAGTGCCGCTGGCGGGTCGGTCCGCAAGGGCCGTGACCTCGCCTACCACCAGTGGTGGATCGAGCGAGGGACAAAGGAACGCAAGATCGACACGCCGAAGCTCCGAACCTATGCCCGCAGGAGCCCCACCAGACCGTTCGCGAGGAAGCGGAACGACCAGTGGGAACTCGTGATGGGCAAAGGCGTGCTGCACCTCGTGGAAGAACAGACGCCGACCTACATCGCCTCGTCGTTCAACAAACTAGGGCCGTTCAAGATCGTCAAGCAGATCGGCCGCGACGGGCGAGTCGAGACTGACCCGGCCTATCCAAAGGCGTTTTTTCGGAAGTCAAAAAGCCCGATCACCATCCCCGGCGTGCCGGTTGGCGGCACCACCGGCCAGCCGCCGCTGGCGACGGCGTGGAACCAGACGAGGAGCCTCGTCGCCGACAGCCTCAAGCAAGACCTCGCCCTGACCATCGAACAGGCGTGGGCGGCCCTGCGGTACAAGGACTCTGGGACTGCCAGCGGCACCGACACGCTCTGACGCTGCAAGGGACGGGGGCTGGCGGGCGATGCTGGCAGTATGCCGCTCCAGAGCCCCGAGCAGGGTCTTGCCACCGTCCTCGTCTCCGACCCCGCCGTGGCGGCCCTCATCGGCACGCGGGTCTACCCAGTCATCGCCCCGGCGGCGGCCGACCTGCCGTTCGTCACGTGGCGGCGGTCCGGCGTCCTGCGGCAGCACACGCTCTCTGGGCCGATGGGGATGCCCACCGTCACGCTGACGGTCGATCTCTACGCCA